TGCCGCCTTTGTTTAGGCGGTACGTTTTTGTCGGTAAAGAGGTTAGATTATAGGCAACGGTGACCTTGTAAGTATTATCGTCCTCATCCCATACAGTGACGGAGTTTACGAAAAGGTCAATGAGCATACGGCAGAACTCTTCATCTTCAATGTTGCCGCCCCGAAACTGTTCTAACCAATAGATAACCTGGGCTTTGTCCAGTTCAACAATATCCTCAGATTCTTTCTTAGCCTGTACTTGCAGGTCTTTCTTTTCTTTTTCCAATTCACCCATACGCTTCACAAGCATATCCGGGGCTGACCCCGATTCAATAGCTTTAAGAAGATTGTTGAGAGATAAGTCTACCTGGTGAATACGGTCACGGATAGTTGGGAGGGCTGAATCCAGTTCAATCTCATGCTGATTCTTCTCACAGGCAATAGTAGCAATCTGTTCTATATATTCATCCGTAAGGAGTGATAGAGCGTCCTGGGCAACCAGTCTTTCTATGAACTCCTTACGGATGTTCTTTTTCTTGCAGTCAACATTACCGTTCTTCTTTCCATAACACTGATAGTAATAGTAATTTCCCGCATTGCAATTCCCGTTCATTTTACTGCCGCAATGTCCGCAGAAGATTTTACCACTAAGCAGGTAGACTACTTTTGCTTTGTTCCGGGCAGGTGCATTTTTAATCTTACCGACTCTAAGCTGCACCCTGTCCCAGAGGTCTTTATCAATAATAGCAGGTATAGCGTCCTCTGCCCGGTAGTCATGGAAGGTGTAGACTCCGATGTATCTCTCATTGCGGAATATTTTGGTGAAAGAACTCTTTCCGAAAGCTGTACCCTTTGAGGTCTTGTACCCACGGGTATTAAACTGGCGGCAGATTTCAGCAACCGTTTCTCCGTCTGCATATTTCTCAAAGGCTTCTTTTACAATGGGAGCCGTTTTAGGGTCTATTACCAGTTTCTTATCTTCAATCTTATATCCCAGAGGGACTGCCCCTCCTATAGAGTTATGCTTATAGGCTGACTCTCTCATACCACGGTTGATTTTCTGGGATAGTTCGGCACTGTAGAACTCAGCCATACCTTCAAGCACGGATTCCAGAATGATACCTTCTGGGTCATTGCTGATATTCTCTGTGGCAGATATAAGCTGCACCCCGTTACGCTTCAAGCGATATTTGTAGGTAGCTGAGTCATACCGGGAACGGGCGAAGCGGTCAAGTTTGTATACGATTACAGCGTCAAACAAGCCCTTCTCAGAGTCCTTTATCATTTTGAGGAACTGGACTCTCTTCTCTATATCCTTACTGGCAGATGTGGCTCTGTCAGCATATATCTCTACAATTCTAATATTATGCCGCTTGCAGAAGTCACGGCAAACACGGGTCTGCCCTTCAATAGATTGCTCAGTCTGGTTATGGCTTGAGAATCTAACGTATAGGCAGGCTGTTTTTATATCCTCATACATGGTTCTTCCTCCACTCTACAAAATCAATCACACGGCACTTTCGTTGTCCCCTTTTGCTTTTTTCATTTCATCCAGGCAGACATAGATTATGTTCAACTGTCCCATGTCATTAGCAGCACGGTATGCGTCAATAAGGATTTTCTCTTTTTCTGTTAGGGAAATCTCTACTTTTGGGTAAGGTGAATCGGATAAACAGAACAGATAATCAGTAGAAACGTGAAAATATTTAGCCAGTCTTAGTACGGCTTCGGCACTGGGCGCATAAGTTCCCTTTTTCCATTTGCTAAAACTGCCATTAGATATACCTGTAGCAGCTTCAAGGGCTTTTACTGTTAATCCCGACTGTTTTTGTAACTCCAAAATGCGTTCTAAGGTATCCATAAGAACCCTCCTAAAAATAAATTTGGGAAAACTCTAAAATACCTGTTGACAATTTGGGAAATCTCTACTATACTGAGTATGTCAACAAAAGTTGTTTACAGGGTATAAGAAATAGCCCCTCCGGGCTGTAAATTTTACCCCGCAGAGTTTTCAATGGTATATGGGTGTGGTAGCTTCATTATAACCTTTGAAGAGTCTGTTGTCAACTTTAGTTTACAAGATTCTAATATGAAAGGAGGAAGCGGAAACGTGGAGGAACGTGAAAACATTCGTGAGCGGCTTAAAAAGCACAAGCTGTCTTACGTCTGGTTGATTGGTCAGCTTGCCTTGCGGGGTATTGTGACTGATAAGACAGAGATGAGTTCAGTAATTTCGGGAACCAGAAACGGTACTAAAGCGGACGCAATCATCGAATTGTCCATAGATATTCTGGACAAGTATGAGAATGGTTCCGTCCTCGTTGATGGGGCTTAATGCTTCGCACATTAGAAGGAAGCGCACTTTGTTCTGTCCTTGCTGACAGGGTAAAGGAATACTTCAAAGATGAGGAAAACCGCAAGAAGTTTGAAATCTGGTATCAAGAAAAATACGGTAAGCCGTACAAGTGGAGGAAAACACAATGAAAGTAAAAAGAATGATTAAGTCTGACGTTGATACTTTTAAGGTTGGAGATATTATCAAGGTCAAACTCACGGACGGTGTGAAGGTGCAGGCTATGGCTATGCAGCAGGAAGAGGACGACATGATTTTCTGCCTGGTTGATTGCCTGCCTGGTGAGTACCCGATGAATAGCACCCGTACCAATAAAGGAGGTTACGAAGAGAGTGACCTGCGTAAGAAGCTGAATGGTGAGATTCTGAATCTCTTCCCGGCAGAACTCAAGGCTATGATGGTTCCGTTTGACAACGGTGATTTGCTCCGTCTGCCGACTGAGAAAGAGATTTTCGGAGAGAACTACTACGGTGAGTACGAAAGCCCGTATGTGAAGCAGTGGAAGCCTATGAAGAAGCGTAGAAACCGTATGGCGTTCGATGGCAGCAAGGATGAGAACTTACAGTGGTACTGGCTGATGAACAAGGTCAGAGAATCCGCCGCTGCCTTCGCTTTTGTGAGCACCGGCGGGGATGCGAGCGATATCCGCGCTTCTGCCTCTTTTGGCGTTCGCCCCGCTTTCAAAATCAAGAATCGTTAATCTGCACCTCCTTGTGAGGTGCAGTGGGAGCAGAAGCCTATGAAACAAGTGAACAAAACAATGGGAAACCACTTTGAAGAGGAACTGTGTGAACTTCTGGCAGAGCAAGGTTTCTGGGCGCACAATCTGGCACAAAACCAGGTAGGACAACCCGCAGACGTGCTTGCGGTTCGGGACAACATAGCAATCTTGATTGACTGCAAGGTATGTTCTAACAACCGCTTCCCGTTATCCCGGATTGAACCAAACCAGGAAGCGGCTATGACCATGTGGGAAGCCCAGGGCAATGAGCATTGCTACTTCGCTATGAAGCTGAATGACGGACAGATATATATGATTCACTTCGATGAGTTATGTCTGCGGCAGCTTTACGGGCAGGGCAGCATTACAGAGTCAGAGTTTCCAGAGTACAAGACCTTTCAAGAGTGGTTGGAGGAAATGGATGTTTATAGAAATCGGGAGCCGATTGAAAATCCTTGACCCCTCACCCGAACTGATTAAGTGGTGTAAAGAGAATCTGGAAATGACAAACCCAGAATATCAGCAAAAAGCCAGAATGCACCTGTGGCTTGGGAATACCCCACGAACACTTTATCTCTATGAGGTAAATGGAAATAGCTTGATTCTCCCATTCGGGTGTCTGAGAGCAATCCTGCCGTTTCTGGAAGGAGATATGAAGAAGCTGTTCAAAGAGCCGAAGAAGGTTGACTACGGCGGTAAGGTTCCGCTGTATGACTACCAGGAAGAAGCAGTTGCGGCAATGCTGATAAACCACTACGGCATTCTACAATCCCCTGCCGGGTCTGGTAAGACTCAGATGGGAATTGCCCTGGCGTGTGCGTTAGGGGTAAAAACCCTCTGGCTGACACACACCAAAGACCTGCTGACGCAGAGCAAGAGCCGTGCAGAACAGTATGTTGATTCAGAACTACTGGGAACGATAACCGAAGGGAAGGTTAATATCGGCAAGGCTATGACCTTCGCCACAATCCAGACCATGTGCAAATTGGACTTAGACCAATATAGAGATGAGTGGGACTGCGTGATTGTGGACGAGTGTCACAGAGTAAGCGGTACACCTACAGCGGTAACCCAGTTCTCAAAGGTACTGAATACGCTGTGTGCCAGACATAAGTTCGGGCTGTCAGCAACCGTCCATCGTTCGGACGGCATGATAAAAGCAACCTACGCAATGTTGGGTCAAGTAGTATGGACTGTTCCAGATGAAGCAGTGAAGTCCAGGGTTATGACAGTAAGTGTCCTGCCGAAAGGTACGAACGTGAAGCTGAGTCCTGCTTATCTGAACAGTGATGGCACAATTAACTACTGCAAAATGATTACCTATCTCACAGAATGTGAGAGCCGAAACAAGATTATTCTTGATGACTTAGTTGAGAACCGTGAGCATTTCAATCTGATTTTATCAGAAAGGGTTGACCATCTTAAATACCTGTATGAGCAGTTACCTTTGAAATTAAGGGCGCAAGCAGCGGTAATAGATGGAAAGATGACCAGTAAGAAGCGAAAAGCTGAACGGGAACAGGCTATTGAGGATATGAGGACTGGCAAGAAACGGTATCTGTTTGCAACATATTCCCTGGCAAAAGAAGGTCTGGACATTCCCAGACTGGACAGATTGTACTTAACAACCCCCCAGAAAGACTATGCGGTGATAGTTCAGAGCGTGGGACGTATAGCCCGAACCTTTGACGGCAAGGAGCAGCCAATAGCTTATGACTATGTTGACTGCATACGGTCATTGCAGAAATCTTTCAAACAACGCTGCACCAGTTACAGGAAGTGCGGGTGCGAATTTATAGGAGATTGACATGAAGGATAAAGTTCTGAAAACAATCGGATATATCGTAGGCATAACGTGGCTGTTCACTGCCTGCGCTCTGGATGATGAAGTCTACGGGATGACAATGCTCTTCATCAATGTCCTTTGTACTGCATACCTGGCACTGTTCTCCTGGGCAAATAACTGGTGGTATGACTTGGAGGACTACGAAGATGAAGATGACGAAGAGTATGAAGAACCACTTCACTACTGCTCAACTTCTTCTGGACGGCGTGGAAGAGAGTATGGGAGCCACACCCGACAAGTGGGGCATAATTCCTCCCGAACACTCCAAAGCGTCAATGATTCGCCGCTGCGTACAGGCAAGACAAGAAATCTTGCAGGTACAAAAGGCTCTGGAAGAAGGGCGGTGTAACGATGGTTGAGGGAACCTACATATTCGACTGTGAGGTATTTGCCCATGACTGGCTGTTTGTGTTCAAAGAAGTAGCCACGGGAGAGTACACGGTTATCTGGAACGACAATGATGAAGTTTTGGCTTTCATGGAGCGTAACCCGTATCTGGGCGGCTTCAACAACAAGCACTACGATAACCACATACTCAAGGCAGTTATGTGTGGGTTCACCCCGGAACAGGTGAAGGAGATAAATGACCTCATCATCGTTCACGAACTAAACGGGTGGGACATTCCCGCTCTGAGAGAGTATCGGGTCTATTTTGACAGCTTCGACCTCAAGGATGATTGCCAGGACGGTGTATCCCTTAAAGGGATTGAAGCCCACCTGGGTATCCCGATTGAGGAAACAGAGGTTGATTTCAATGTTGACCACGTTCTCTCTGAATCGGAAAAGGCACAGACTACTTACTACTGTAAGTACGATGTGGACGCAACAGAGATTCTTTTCAAGTTGCGGCAAGGTTATCTGGATAACAAAGCGGCTGTAGGCAGGAAGCGTGGTCTGACTGACAGGCAGGCTATGTATATGACCAATGCCAAACTGACAAGCGTGTACCTGCAAGCGCAGAAACCAGAGAAGCCATGGACAGACGAAAGAGATTATCAGTACCCAGATAAGCTGCTTCGGCAGTATATTCCGCAGGAAGTATTTGACTTCTTTGACAAGCTGCATGACCCAAACATTCCGAACTACCTTCTGTTTGGTGGCTACGATGAACAGGGTGTGAAGCACAAGGGAGCCGCCCTGGACTTCTCTATTGGTGAGTGCAAATGCACGATTGCCTACGGGGGTATCCACGGTGCGATTCCTACTTATGTGGAAGAAGCTACAGAGGGCAGGTCAATCCGAAACAAGGATGTGGCAAGTTATTACCCACACTTGATGACCATTCCTCTCTCAAAGGGACAGAAATACGGCTTCTGTAGCCGCAATATCCCGTCCCCGCAGGTATATGTAGATACCCTGGAAGAGAGAGTACAGGCGAAGAAAGCCGGGGACAAGGTCACGGCAAACGCTCTGAAACTGGTACTGAACACCACCTACGGAACCATGCTTAACGGTAAAGATGGCGTGGCTTTCAATGACCTGTATGACCCTCTGATGGGACGTTCAGTTTGTATCACAGGACAGCTTCTCCTACTGGAACTGTCAATGCACTTGGTCAGTGAGTGTCCGACTCTTAAAATCATTCAGCTTAACACGGATGGTATCATGGTGAGTTTCGACAACTCCGATGAAGCAAAATGGCAGGAAATTACCCAGGAATGGCAGGACAGAACCGGGTTTGAACTGGAAGAGGATTTCATTCAGAAAATCGTACAGCGGGATGTGAACAACTACGTTGAGGTTCCCGTGGGTGACGGTAAGCCGAAGGTCAAGGGCGGCGCACTGGTAAGAGGTATTCTGACCAATGCAAACATTGACTTCACCAAAATGGGACTCCCTGCCTGGGAGAACATGAGTGGTGGCGCATGGAATATCAACAACAATGCGGTTATAGTCGCACGGGCAATCCAGGATTACTTTGTAAAGGGTGTAGACCCAGAAGAAACGATAATGGCAAGTAAGAATATCCTGGACTTCCAGGTGATTGCAAAGGTTGGAGGTAAATATTCCGGGTGCTATCAGATGGTGGGTGAAGATAAGGTTCCCGTACAGAAAGTGAACAGAGTGTACGCTACGACAGACAGACGATATGGAACCATCTACAAGACCCACGCTGTAACAGGCAAGGACGCAAAAGTACCCAGTCTGCCAGTTCACTGCATGGTAGACAACAACAATGAGTTGGCTATTGATGTGGTAGACCGTAACTGGTATCTGAAACTGGCACAGAAGAATATCCGTGAGTTCCTGGGTGTGAAACCGCCCCGGAAGAATACAAGGAGAATCAATTCCTTGAAAAAGAAATCTTTAGCATTATTCGATTAAGGAGGATAAGACAATGGAAGAAAAAAAAAATTAGCAAGGTTGAGTTCGATGAAGCAGTGAAGCAGGCAATTCACGAACAGGTTAATAACCCGAATATTGAAGGTATGGGCAAGCTGCTCATTCCGATGATGGGTATGCTGTTCGCAACCAAAGTAAAAGAGATTCTGTTCGGTAAGGAGGACTAAGATTATGAAATTCAGTGAAGCTGAAAAAGCACTCAAGGCAGGCAAGAAGATTAAGTTACCTAAGTGGGAGAAAGCCTACTGGTACATGAACCAGGATGGTGAACTCATCAACCATTTTGAGGAAGGTGCAGAACTTCCGACTATTGCACTCTTCCCTCGTGACATGATTTGGGTCACCCGTGATGACTGGGAAATCGTGCAGGAGGATGAACCGAAGAACGTCAACGAACCTGCGGGTGAGATGAAGAAGCTGCGTAACTTCGGATGGGCAATCGCCGCTCTCAAGAAGGGCAAGAAGGTAGCCCGTCAGAACTGGAACGGCAAGGGTATGTTCCTCTTCCTGGCACACAGCATGGACATTACCACGAACGCTGACCTCTCTTGTGTGAAAGACCTTGAAGGTGACCTGGTATCCCCGTCCATCGTTATGAAAACCGCTGATGACCGTTTCTGCGTTGGTTGGCTTGCAAGTCAGACAGATATGCTTGCGGATGATTGGTACGAAGTTCAGTAAAGATAAGGAGGACATTAGCAATGGCTAATATTTATGAAGCAATGAACGTGCGCCAGAAGTTGGCGAAAGCAAGACTGTACTTTCTGAATCAGAAGGTGCAGAAGTCGGGTAAGAATATGCACCTTGAGTTCAAGTATTTTGAGTTGGAGGACATTGTGCCGCCTGCAACCCGTATCTTCGCCCGTGTGGGTCTTACCACGGAGATTGATTTCACGGATGATGGTGCTGTGATGAAGGTCTACAACGTGGACAACATTGAAGAAGCACCTATGCAGTTCCGTGTTCCTTACCGTGAGGTGAAGCCGATTGTGAGCAATGCAGGCAAGGAGGTCACCAACCCCATGCAGGCTCTCGGCTCTTCTATCACCTACCTGCGCCGTTACCTCTGGATGGCGGTTCTGGACATTACTGAACCCGATGACATTGACGCAAACCTTGGTTCTGATGACCAGGCAGATGAAGAAGAGATTCCTGCTCCGAACCCGGAAACGGCTAAGAAGGAGAAGAAAAAGAAGTCTGCTGCACCTGCTACTCCGAAGGAGCGTGAGGAAGCGAAGAAGGAAATGACTGGTACTGATGGACAGGCTGATGAGTTGCAGATTAAGGCACTCAAAGAAGCCTGCAAGACTCTGATGGACAAGGATTCCGACCAGGAAGAGTTTGTTCAGCAGATTGCCATGAAAACCAATGGCTTCACCAATGTCACCCGTGCAGCGTGTGAGCAGCTTATTCAGAACCTTGGTGAGATGATTGCCGCCTACGGTGAGTAAGGAGGGCTGAGTCATGGCTGACAATGTAAACCATCCCGCTCATTATGAAACCGGGAAGTTTGAGTGCATTGACGTTATGGTGGAAACCCAGGGAGTAGAAGCCACGCAGAACTTCTGCGTGTGCAACGCTCTCAAGTATGTCTACAGGCACAAAAAGAAAAACGGCATGGAAGATTTGCAGAAAGCAATCTGGTATCTGAACAAAGCCGTTGAATTGGAGGAAGCGAAGAATGACAAAACGACAAATCATTAAGTGGTTGGAGTCGCAGAGCGAAAAGGCATTAGCCGAAGTAGAAACCCAGAGTGAAAAGGCTCTCAACACTTACTATGCAGAGAGGAATGAGAGAATCGGTCTGGAAGATACGGCAACCAGTATTGCCGCTCTCATGCAGCAGGCTTACAGTCTGACTGAATCCTTCAAAGAGAAGGTAAAAGCAGAATATCCGGGAGTTGATACCCTCTGTGGTTACTACGGTTCTATCTCTTACAAACTGGCAAATATGAGTTCTCAAGCTGAAATCCGTTCCTGTTTGCTTAAAGAGTTTGAGGACGGAAGAACGGAAATCAGAAAGGGTATCAAAGCCCGAAAGAATGAAATGATTAAGGGTATCACAGATAACTACAGAAATGTGATTGCCAATGTAAGCAACATGAAGAATGCAAAACTGGCAATGGAATATCTCAAGAGCCTTGGGTTTGACTTGAGTGACCTGGTAAAAGCCGATGAAAACCCTGTGACCACGGCGTTGTCCGTGGAAGTGGATACACGATTTCTGTTCATAGGAGGTAAGAAAAATGAAGTGGAATGATGATAAGACCATCACTATCACCCCGCCGAAGCGTCCTAAGAAGATTACGGGTACACGCTTTGCGGCGATTATGGGGCTGAACAAGTGGACAACCCCGTTCAATGCCTGGTGTGCAATCACCAGAACCTACGAAGAGCCGTTTGAGGATACAATCTATACCGTTGCAGGTAAGACGATTGAGCCGAAGCAGGCTGAGTTTATGAAGAAGTCCTATTTTATGACCAACCTTATCACTCCTACGGATGTGTACGGGGCTGACTACTTCCAGAAAACCTGGGGTGACTTCTTCAAAGACAGTCCTATCTTCGGTGGTATGTGGGACTATCTTCTGGTAGACAAGGACGGCAAGCCTACCACGGTTCTTGAAATGAAAACCACGAAGCGTTCTGAGGATTGGGTTGAGGATGTTCCAGAGTACTACGCTTTGCAGGCTGCGCTCTATGCGTATCTTCTGGGTGTAGATGACGTGATTATGGTGTGTAGCTTCCTGGGTGACAAGGACTATGAGAACCCGGACGCATATCAGTGTAGCACTGAGAACACCATCGTTCGCCCCTTCAAGTTGTCTGAGCGTTATCCCGAACTGAAAAAGACCATCAAGAAGGTTGAAAAGTGGTGGAAAACCCACGTTGAGGGCGGTGTTTCTCCGAAGTTCGATGAGAAAGCGGACGCAGACATTCTGAAAGTCCTGCGTGATAACAACCTGTCCCCGGACACTGACATTGCTGCTCTGGTTGCCGAAGCAGAGCAGTTGAAGAAACACATTGATGAGGTCAAGGGTACTGTAGCTGACGATGAGAAGAGGTATAAGACTATTACCGATATGCTCAAGAAGGAAGCTATCAGCCAGTTCAAAGAGGGCGATAAGACCGTTACTATCAGCGGTGCTTCCTTCGACTGGGTTACTTCTAAGACCATGAAAGACCCTGGCTACGATATGGCGAAAATGCAGGAGGACGGCATTGATATTGAGAAGTATCATGGCACACCCGAACCGCAGTACCGCTTTACTCCGAAAGCCAGAAAAGAATCTGCTTAATCAGAAAATTCTCTGATTATATAAACAATTTCAAGGAGGATACTTAAAATGGCAAAGATTGGACTGAGTGAGGGTTTCACTCTTATTCCGAAGGGAACCCACGTTTTTAAGATTGTTGAGGTCAAGTACAAAGAGGACTTCGGCAAGATGGAGATTGTTATGCAACTTGCTTCGGGTCAGAAGCACACTGAACGCTTCTCTCTGCTGAATGCAGACGGTGAGCCGAACCAGGGAGGTCTGAACGCTTTCAGTTACTTCGCAAAGACTGCACTGAATGACTACACTCTGACGGAGATTGACCATGAAGAACTTGTTGGTCATTATATCCGCTGTGAGGTAGACCACGAAGAGGTTGAGTCTAACAAGACTCCGGGCAAAATGCTCAAGTTCGTTCGCCTGGGTGATAAGGAGCCTGCGGATGGTTTTGACGAAGCGGAAGCCCCTGCCCCGAAGAAGGAAAGCAAGCCTGCGGCTACTGCCCCGGCTGCTGCACCTGCTGAAAAGGCAAGCGGTAAGAAGTTCGACCTGGACAGCATTCTGGGTTAATTAAATGACCTGCGGAGAGGGAGAAGTGTAGCTTTGAACTCTCCAATGGTCTATATTCTATAAAGTTGAATGAAAGGAATGAAGAATATGAGCGAACGTGATAAGCGTGTCAAGGCGTTTGAGAAGCTGATGTGCGGCGGGCTGTCCAGTACGGATGTGTTCATGCTGAGAAATCAGTTGATGGCGGCGGGGTTCTTTACGGCTCCTGCTTCCACGAAGTACCACGGAAACTATGAGGGCGGGCTGTTTGACCATAGCTTTGCGGTTACCAATTCTCTGCTTTCTCTGACAAAGAGGATGGGTCTGAACTGGAAGCGCAAGGCAAGCCCCTACATTGTGGGTATGCTCCATGACCTCTGCAAGTGCGATTCGTACATTCACAACCCGGATGGCACATACAGCTACAACCCAAACATTCTTCTGCCGGGACACGGTGACAAGTCTGTGATTCTGGCACAGAAGATTGTTGACCTCACAGATGAGGAAATGGCTTGTATCCGTTGGCACATGGGAGCCTTTGATGACAAAGAGAACTGGGATAAGTACGGGAAGTCCATTGAGAAATACCCGAACGTCCTGTGGACTCATACCGCTGACATGATGGCAGCACGAATTTTCAAAATTTAAGGAGGATATGGAAATGGGATTCACTGAGGTTCTGACGATTATTTTCATCGTCTTAAAGTTACTGGGAGTTATCACTTGGGCATGGTGGGTATGCCTGCTCCCGGAGATTATCGCAGGCGTTCTTTACGTCATTGTGGTAGTGGCGCAGTTGGTGGCAATCCACAAGACTCACAAGAGTATCAAGAAACATTTCGATGAGTTCTAAGGAGGATTCCAGTCATGGTAACAGTATTGATTGCAATTCTGACTTTCATCATTGGAGTCATTAGTGGTGCAGTACTGCTTGCGGCAGTAGCAATTCTTGCAGCACATGACTCAATGAGTGATACCCCTAAAAGTAAGGAAGAATGGAAGGAGGACTAAACCATGGTTATTACGGGCATGGCTCATTTTCAAAGCGTATGCAAAAGAAAACTTGTGAACTGGTACAACAGCCAGGTTGGGGCAACCAAAATTGACCTGGACAATGTATTCATCGTTTGGAGTTGTAAGACCTTGCAGAATTACAAGTGTCTTGCGTCCACCACTGTAAGCGGAGATGGAATTTATGCAGAGTACACATACAACGGCGATAAGCAGGAGTTGTACGAAGATATTTACGACAAGGTGCAGAACACTTGTCACACAGAGGAATAAGGAGGACTAAACCATGACAGGTAAGGAATACCAGGCATTAGCCATTAGAACTTGCAGCATTCCCTACGATTGCAAGGCTGACCGTCTGTATCATGCAGTGTTTGGTCTGAATAGCGAAGCGGGAGAAGTTGCAGGTATCTTACAGAAGAAGTACCAGGGACATGAAGTGAACCTTGAACACATGGAAAAGGAACTGGGAGATTGTCTCTGGATGATTGCGGAAGCGTGTGACGCACTGGGTACGGACATTGATACGGTCATGCAGATGAACATTGATAAGCTGAAAGCCCGTTACCCGGAGGGCTTTACGGTGGAGAACTCCCTTCATCGTAAGGTAGGCGATATTTAATGAACTTCCACAATATCACGCACGATGATATGAACAACGGTGATGGGTTGAGGGTGGTTCTCTGGGTTGCAGGGTGTGAACACCACTGTAAGAACTGCCAGAACCCTATCACCTGGGATGTTACAGACGGGGTTGAGTTCGACAAAGCAGCTTTCCATGAAATCTGCACAGAGTTGAGCAAGCCTTATATCAGCGGTCTTACCCTCTCCGGGGGTGACCCGCTGCACCCCGTCAATCGTTATCAGATTCTCTGGCTTGTAAAGAAGGTCAAGCAGTTCTTCCCGCATAAGACTATCTGGCTCTATACCGGGTACACATGGGAAGAGGTAACTGCAAACGATTTCTACTGCGGCGGGATTCTGAACTACATTGACGTTCTGGTGGACGGACGTTTTGAAGAAGATTTGAAGGATGTGGGCTATCACTGGGCAGGTTCCACCAACCAGAGAGTTATCAATGTCCCGCAGTCCTTAAAGGAAGGGAGGGTTATACTCCATGAAAGTAATTAAGAAGGACGGTACGATTGAGCAGTTTGACGGTCAGAAGATTGTCAATGCAGTCAGTAAGTCTGCCGCCCGTGCAATGATTGAGTTGGACGATACACAGTACCATGAGATTGTATCTAAGGTCATGGCTATCGTCACTGAGCGTTTCCCGGAACAGGTTCACGTTGCAGATATGCACAACATTGTGGAACAGGTTCTTGATGAGGTCAACCCGAAGATTGCAAAGTCTTACAGGGATTACCGAAACTTCAAGAAAGATTTCGTTCACATTATGGATGAGGTCTATCAGAAATCTCAGTCCATTCGTTTCCTGGGCGATAAGGAGAACGCAAACACGGACTCCACCCTGGTTGCTACGAAGCGTTGTCTGATTTTCAACGAACTGAATAAGCGGCTGTACCGCAAGTTCTTTATGACCAATGATGAGTTGCAGGCTTGCAAGGACGGATACATTTATATCCATGACCAGTCAGCCCGCCTTGATACTATGAACTGCTGTCTGTGTGACATATCTTCCATTATGAGCGGCGGCTTTGAGATGGGCAACGTCTGGTACAATGAGCCGAAAACTCTTGATACCGCCTTTGACGTTCTGGGAGATATTATCCTGGCTACTGCTTCACAGCAGTACGGCGGCTTCACTGTCCCGGAAGTGGACAAGATTCTGGCTCCGTATGCAGAGAAATCCTACAAGAAGTACTGCGCTGAGTACATGGAAATCCGCAATCAGCAGACCTTCACCCAGGACGTAAAGGACTGGGCTATGAGCAAGGTGCAGCGTGATTATGAGCAGGGCTTCCAGGGTATTGAGATGAAGCTGAACACCGTGGGTTCTTCCCGTGGTGATTATCCATTCATTACTATGACCTTTGGACTGGCTACTGATGTGTTCGGCAAGATGGCAAGCAAGACCTTCCTCAAAGTTCACATGGAGGGTGAGGGCAAGCCGGGATTTAAGAAGCCCGTACTGTTCCCGAAACTGGTTTTCCTCTATGACGAAAACCTTCATGGTGAGGGCGGCTTCAATGAGGATGTGTTTGAAGCAGGTATTGATTGCAGTAGCAAGACCATGTATCCCGACTGGCTGTCCCTTACGGGGGACGGTTATGTGGCTGAGATGTACAAAAAGTACGGTAGAGTGATAAGCCCTATGGGTTGCCGTGCATTCCTCTCCCCGTGGTTTGAGCGTGGCGGCATGAAGCCTGCGGACGCAGATGATAAGCCTGTATTTGTGGGACGCTTCAATGTTGGTGCGGTTTCCCTGCACCTGCCTATGATTCTGGCAAAAGCCAGAGCCGAAAGCCGTGACTTCTATGAAGTCCTGGACTACTACCTGGAAATGATTAGAGGGGTTCACAAGCGTACCTATGAATATCTGGGTGAGATGAAAGCCAGTACCAACCCTATCATGTACTGTGAGGGCGGCGTATACGGTGGACACCTCAAACCGTCTGAGAAAATCAAGCCCCTGCTGAAACCCATGACAGCTTCCTTCGGTATTACAGCACTGAATGAGTTGCAGCGGCTCTACAACGGCAAGTCTATTGCAGAGGACGGAGAGTTTGCCCTGGAAGTTATGCAGCATATTAACCAGAAGGTTACGGAGTTCAAGAATGAGGACGGTTGGCTGTATGCAATCTACGGAACCCCGGCTGAAAGCCTGTGTGGTTTGCAGATTGAGCAGTTCCGTAAGAAGTACGGCATTATCGAAAATGTATCTGACCGCCCGTATGTAAGCAATTCCTTCCACTGTCATGTGACAGAGGACTTGACCCCGATTGAGAAGCAAAACCTTGAAGGACGTTTCTGGGATATGTTCAACGGTGGCAAGATTCAGTATGTCCGTTACCCGATTTCCTACAACCGGGAAGCAGTCAAGACCCTGGTTCGGAGAGCAATGCAGCTTGGTTTCTACGAAGGTGTGAACCTTTCCCTTGCCTACTGTGATGACTGCGGACACCAGGAACTTGAGATGGATGTTTGCCCAGTCTGTGGAAGCACCAACCTCACGAAGATTGACCGCATGAACGGTTACCTGTCCTACTCCCGTGTTCATGGCGATACCCGTCTGAATGCTGCGAAGATGGCAGAGATTGCCGAACGGAGGTCTATGTAATGGGGGGGACGAAACTTGCATGACATTGGACTGGAAAATCTCAGATTCGGGATTGTGGAACAGGCTGTAGACGATTACCTCAGTTTACTGGCAGGGTTCATTGTTCCAACTACGAACTGCAACCTGGCAGAACTGGAACGGTTCTTCTACTCCGACTGGTTCAGTGTTTTATGCAAGTTGGAGCCAGAGTTCATTATAGAGAATCTGAAAAGAAAGGCGAAGAAGATGATTCTGAAATATACCGTATCAAAGCAGAAAGGCAGTAGCCGCTATTATGTGCATGAGGTAGGCAGTAAAGAGCCTATCCCCGGCACACTGGGAACTAAGAAGCAGGCTTTGCATAGAGCAGCGAAGATGAATGACCTGGACTATAAGGACTACATGAGAGTCCGCAGAAGGGATGGTGTGAGTTGTGATAAAGATTGATGAAGTTGAAACCTACGGATGGCAGGCGGCTATTCGTGGTATGAGAAACCCGAAGAACTCCTGGGAGAAGTCTGACAGCTATCCCGCTGTAAACTGCGGTGAATGTGGTGTGATTGACCGGGAAGGTATTTGTCACCCGAAGGAGCATGACTGCACTCCGTTTGCCTGCTATGCAGTCGGTGAGAATGACTTGAAGCTGATGGAAACCCTGGGTGCTGCGAGAACTGACCACGGAAAGTACCTGCGTATGATTACCGTGACCGCAGATATTACCGCCCCCCTGTATTGGTGGAAAGAGTACGATACCTACAAGGTAGGCACTGTGGCAAACTCTTGTTCCACCATGCACAAAATCCAGGCAAAGGAGTTCGTTCTGAGCGATTTCAGCACGGAACACCTCTCTCCTACGAACCTCATTGTGTTCAGCATGGTCATTGACGCTATGAATAATGCCCGTCTGGATTTCTTGCAGAGAAAGGACAAGAAGGACTGGTGGCAGATGATTCAGATGTTACCGACCTGTTACAACCAGAAGAGAACCGTACAGCTTAACTACGCTGTTCTCAAGAATATGTACCATTCCCGACAGAATCACAAACTGGATGAGTGGCGTGAGTTCTGCAAGTGGGTGGAAACCCTGCCGTACAGTCAGTTAATCACAGGATAAGGAGAGTGTGGGAATGAAGGATTATTCCAAAATACCAGAGGAATTAAAGAATATGAATCAGTGGGTGTGTGCCTGGGATAACTCCAAAATTCCCATGAAAGCCTTTGAGAAGAAAGCCGCTTCCTCTACTGCCCCGGATACATGGAGTTCCTTTGAGCAGGCAGAGTGGGCAGTAGAGAACGGCTATTATGATAACCTGGGATTTGTGTTCGCAGATAACGGACTGGTTGGTATTGATATTGACGCAGGCTTTGAGGATGGTCTTATGACCCCTCTCTGCGCCGATATTATGACCGCCTGCAAGTCCTACACAGAGAAGTCCAGAAGCGGACGTGGCGTACATATACTGCTGCGGGGTACACTTCCCTTCCACGGTAAGAACAACCTTGCAGGTGTTGAGATTTACAAAGCCCGCAGGTTCTTCATTATGACCGGGAAGCAGCTTATCTTTCCGACCATCATTGAAAATCAAGAAGCCATTGATTATGTGGTGGAGAAGTACTTCAAAGAGGTTGAGAAAGAGAACGGCGGGAAGTCTGCACTGGTACAGAAGATATATGCTCCAAAGTTCAACAAGCCAGAGGGCGGCAAGATTCCAGTTCGTCCCGATTACCCGCCGATTGCTTCCGGGGGTAGAAATCTGTCCCTTACTTCTCTGGCGGGAGCAATGCACAACACGGGCTACACCCCGGCACAGATTTATGCGGAACTGAAATTTGTCAACATGACTCAATGCAAGCCGCCGCTTGATGACCGGGAACTGCAAACCATTACAGAAAGCGTGACGAGGTACAGACGATGAGAAGAGAAACTGGAAATCCCTGCTTCGATTGCAGGTGTGGTTGGTATGACTCTGACCTTGGATGTACCTGTCCTTCACTTGAGAAGTGGTATCAATGTCCGTTAGAGCCAGAACCCGACTGGGAAGAAATAATGAAGGAGGAAAAGAATCGTGGATGACTACGATTATTGCTATGAATGCGGAGGATATGGTGATGACTACCACCTGGACGAGAACGGAGAGTGGGTAAGCAGTTGTCCTGGCTGTCCTCACAATACATTGGAAGGAGATTATGACGATGAATGGTGAGAAAGACACTTGTGCAACCTGTTCACACTTCATCGGTGGCGGTGACTGGAACCTGTGTTGCGATTTGAAATACGATTTATGTTATAGCTGCACTCCAAAGTGCAATGAATATGAAGAGAGAAAGGAGGAAAGCCGATGAAGTATATGAGTGTTATCACAAACTTCGGATGTCATTATAAATGCCCCTACTGTATCGTGAAAGAGAATAATCTTCACATTCCTAAAACAACGCTTGCAGGGTTGGACAGTTTGCGGGAAGCATTGAAAACAAACGGATGTAACATCATTTCAATATCTGGTGGCGGTGACCCGCTCCATGAATATGATAAGCACATTGAGTGGTATCGTAAGTTTTTCGGTATCACGCAAAGTCACCGGGTATACTTTGATGACCGTGAACGGTCTATTCCTGTAGAAATGCACACAAGCTACATGACGGACGAAACCTCTTTTCCATTCTATGATTGCTATAGAGTTGTATACCATGCAAATACTCTTGAGCAGCTTTCACACATTCGCAGAACTGGAAATGAAATTGTTCGGGCGGTGTTTGTAGTGACGGCTGAATATACCATCAAAGATATTATGGATATTGCTCTTTTTGTAAAGAATAGCCCGGATATTGATGAGTTGAGTTTCCGTCAGTTGGTTGATGACAACTACGAAGAGAAGCACTACCTTGAAGAGTATCTTCGGATGGGACATAAGAAGCTGTGGTGGTATATTGAGCAGAATGACTACAACCTGTACTACGCTGAAAACCAGGTAAGTACCCGGTATCGTGACTTTGAGAAGGAGGTACAGGTATGAAACAATGGGAATACGAACAGTTGCAATCCGAACTTACAAAGAAAATGCAGAACAACCCTTACGGGCGTACTGCAAATTTTAAACGTGAGGATGGATACAAAGAAGGGATTCTTGCAGCGAAGAGCATTCTTCACAATTTCTATAAATGGAAAGGAGGTACAGAAGAGTGAGTGATGAGTTATTTCAGTTGTCCAATGGCAGGTATATCACCTCTGAGGACATAAGCAGAAAGCTGTATTACATTAAAGACCACCACCCAGAAACCGCCTACCAGGATGATTCCACGGGGTACTCCTGGGATGAAGCGGGCATGGCTGACCTCTTCTCTGAGTGTTATCAGAATGACACACGCTACTGTCCAGAAGCAAAGTCCTGGTATACCTATGAGACTGGCAAGTGGCACAAGGATGTGGGTGCGCTTCTGGTTTCTG